CTGCACTTCAAACTCAACATCCCTCAACTTGAACTTGGTGCCGATGAGGAGGGTATCCGCTTTTACTCCTTCAGTGTCGGCACGTTGGCGCAATGCGGCCTCTTCAAAATCTATCGTCTGGCGTTCCCTGTCAGACAGAACTTGCTCTTCCCGAACTTCGCCCTTCCTAGCGCCTTTCCGTTTCTCGGCTGCGCCGAATATGGCATCCAGCAAATCGTACTCGGTCTCCAGTCGCCGGTAATTCGGATTCGCCTCGATCAGCATGGCCAAGGCGTCGTCGATTGCGAGACCGCCTTTTCGCGTGAACAACTTGGCTGCGGCCCCACCGCGCTTCAGCCTCTCCTCAATGTCCTCCATGTATTGCTTGGCGGAGTCGAGAGACAGTTTCGTGCCGACATTGGCAAGGATGTCATCAATGATGTCGGGCATCCGTTCCCCGCCAACGTCCGCCGTCATGCGCTTGCTGATGTCTATGCCTTTCGGGCCTTTGAGGGCTTTCAGTTCCCGCTGGAGTTCGCGTACATTGAGTTTGGTCTGGCGCCATGCGGCACGCGCTTTTGCTGCGGCTCTGGGGTTGCCGGAGAACTTGATCTGTTCGTAGAGCTGGCGGTCGCGGCTTTCAACCCTCTTGGCGACAGCTATGAGAGCAGCGAGTTCAGAAGCGGTGCGAGGAACAGCTTGACCTGGGGCCTCGCCCACCGTCATTTCAGGAGCTTTTTCCCCTTCGGTGCTGCGCGGTTGGGAGATCTCGCCACCGGTAGCAGTGCGGACGGTGATAGGTTGGACCGCTTCTGGACTCGGCAATACTTTACCTCCGGGTTCGACCGGGGGCAACACTGGTTGTGGGCCTACTTCTTGCGGCCCTTGCACCCTTTCTTCTTTGGCATACGCTTCACCACCTTTCGGTATGCGCTCTGCGCGCTCAACTACCCATTCTCCAACGGATCCCCAAGGGGGTCCAATTCCCTTAACGGTTCTACCACTCAAGGACGCAACAGCATCCTGAGGCGTATCTGCGTTGAAATGCCCGAATGGTCCCCTCTCATCGATTCTCGTTGCCTGCCATTTCCCCTTCTGGTCGGGATAGGTGGACGGCGTGATGAGATAGAACCACCTTTTTTCGGGGTCAGTTGGCCGCATTCTGATTCCCCGAACGTTCTCTGGCACGGAGTCCAGATTGAACTTCTCCCATGCAGCTTGTACACGTTCTTCCCCGTCGATCATGCGGCGAAAAACAGTTTCCTTCTGCTCTTTGGAGAAGAACTTGACTGCATCGTCGTCGGCCTTCCGTGCGAGACTCTGCAACTGTACTTTCTTGAAAGGATCCGGTTCCTTCTCAACCGCATCCCACGCTTCGATTGTTTTTCGGAACGCCTCATCTACCAACGGCTGGCGTACCTGGGCAATTGCGCCAGACACTTCCTCACGCGTGGCAATTCGTCTCCGCATGTCCGCGATGGTCGCCTGGAGTTCGACTTTCCAGTCGATTGGCTTGGCTGACTCCGGCATCAAGCCGGGAGATTCTGGGGCTTTTATCTGAGGCTCAGGTCGCGCCTGTACCCACCTGTTGCCCTGCTTGACGTAGGTTTCTGGCAGCCGGTCGAGTGAGTATAATTCCCACAGGATATTCTGCCGTTCTTTCTCGAATAGATCGCGGTCGGCCTTGGGGCCAAAACTGACCAACCGTTCAACGTTGCCAAGTCGGTTAAGTAGGTACGGAATCCCGTCCTCTGGTGTGAGGTCCTCGGGTCGTTTCGGACCTCTTATCTGAGGCTCAGGTGGCGGCGCGGGCGTTTTGCCTTTTTCGGCGAGCGCGGCCCGGCCAGCCTCGACATATGAAGCAGTGGCCCGATTGTGTTCCTCGTTGGCCTCTGCGGTTTTCTGTATCTCTTCCTCGGTGTACGGATCTCCGCTTCTTTCAAACATTTTCCGCAGTATGGCCGGATCAGTCTCGCGCTGGACATTGTAGGCTAGGATCGATGCAACTTTCCTAATGTTCATCCGATCAGCCCCTCTCATCAGTAGCGCGCTCAGGATTTCAAATACATCCTTTGCGTCGGAGACGCTGATCGGCTCTTCGGTCCACCTAGGGTATGCCCATCGCTCAAAATCTTTCTCGGAAAGCTTGGCCGCGTTTTCCGGGGAGAGTAGCCGCAGATTTTCAGATTGTCGCTTCTGCCAATCGAGTACTTCCTTTTCTCTTGGTGTGAGGCCCTCCGGCCTTCCGGCCATTATCTTCTCACGCAACGCGTCTAGTTCCTGCTGGCTAGGTGGAAACTCGTCGATGGATCTGGCGCTTTCAGATGTCAGGATTTGAGGCTCAGGTGGCGGCGCTTCCGGCGGGACAGCCCCGCCTCGTTCAATGCTATAGCCACGGCCTGCTTGTTCGCCCGCTTCCGGCCGAACTTCCGGAGGGTATGGCGGTACGTTTTCCCGCTGTGGAGTTCCCGGATATTGCTGGACACCACTTGGCGGCTCGATCCTGACTGGAGGGGCATAAGGTCCTTTCTCTTGTTGTCGTGCAGCATCATCGGCACGCATTCGTGCCTCGACGCGATCTTGCTGTTCCGGCGTCAACAGGGGTTCATTCCCTGGTAATCGTGGCGGCACCGCTGGGCGAGGCAATGCCGGAGGCAACGCCTGCGGCCTTAGTGCGGGCGGCAGAAGTGCGTTCTGTGCTTCCTCGATGGTTCTGTCCACCAACGGTGGCGGAGTCGTTCTCGGGCCGATGCCAATGTCGCCGGTCCAGTGCAGCATGCGGGCTTTTATCGTGGCTTCAATCTCACGCTGCGCTTCGGGGCCGACCGCTGCCCGCGTAATCAGCATGTCGGTAAGGTCCGCGTACCTCTTCTGGTTCGCCGCGAGGTAACGTTCCGTGTGACTCGGCACTCTCCTGCGCCAGTTGCCTATGCCTAGAAGCGCGAAGCCCAGGTTCACCCCGACAATATCCGCGATCTGCCGTTTGGCCTCTTCCGGGTTCTCGCGCCACAAGCGCATCAGTTCCGGCGACGCCGTTGCCGTCATGTACGCGTTCAGCGCGGCCTGCTCGCCCACAAATTCTGTAGCTTTCTGGACTACGGGATTGCTGGCGATCTCAGCCGACGGGATTGCCTTCAGGATGCCTTTACTGATCCCGATCTTCGCCAGATGCATGACTCCGGGAATGCCAGCGGCAATCAGCGCTTCGGTGGGATGGAAATTACCTTCTTCGTCAGTGCCAAACAGGGCGGCGGCAGTCAGGCTGGATCCAATAAGTCCCTTTGGTCCGAGAGCCATACCGACGATCTTCGGGGCTGTCTCGACCAACGAACCGGCGACGCGCAGCGGCAGTGATTTCACCCACGGCGATTCCGGCCTTTGCATCGGCATCTGCTCACCCTCCGACCATGCGGCAAGATTGCCACCTTGACCGGCACCGGCGAGCGCGGCTACGTCAGCAACGGCTGCCTTGAGCGGAGGACCAGCAAGAGAGGCGGCCATCCCAAGACCTTTGGGAAAGCTCATCAGTGTCTCGCCGACGGCGCCAAGCGCACTAGGCGCCGGGGGAATGTTGATCGGCGCGCCGATGTCGATCTCGGGCTGCGGCGTAAGAACTGCCGGAGCTTGTGCGGTGGGTTCCTGGTCAAGTCCAAGCTGCGCGCTTGTGAAGACGGCCGGTCCCTTGGCTTCCGGCTGAAGTCCAAGTTCCTCGGACGTGAAAACCTGGGGCATACGCGTGCCTATGGTTCAACCCACTGGTCATTCCCGATGTACACCATTGGTCCTTTGCCGGGTACCAGATAGACTTGATTCGTCTTCCAAAACCGCCGGTCCGCTGGCACCGTCTCTACTGCCGGGGCGCGTTCAACTTGGGGCGTGACACCGCGAGGTTCAACCGGGGGCACGTTACGCCAGTAATCGGCTTCCCGGGTGATAGCGTCTTCAATCGCGCCGCGTGTGGCTTTCCCGGCCCGTACCAAGGCACGTACTGGGGCGCTTTCGCGAACCCTGGCAGGCAACGCAGAAACCCAGCCAGCCACGCGCCTTGCTTCGCGGAGATAAGGTTCTGGCCGGTCGTACACGGACATCAGATCGCTGGTGCCGGGGAGATGCCGGGCGGCTTCAAGGGCCACCGGGGCAACGTCGCGGGCGGCTGCAAGGGCGTTTTGCGTCACCCAATTGCCGGACTCGCCCAACACACGGGCCACAGGAGCAGCGGCACGGGTTGCGCCAACGAGATTTTGCGCGAAATAGTTCCCGGCCCGCATCGCGAGGCGTGGCGGCGTTGTTACCGCGGCGTATGCAGCCCTGGCAGGCAGTGAAGCGACGTAACCGGCACCCCGAACGAGTGGGCTGCCAGCCACCGCACTCGCGTAATGGGCTCCGTAACGTCCGGGTGCCAGTATAAAGTTCGCGGCATCGTTTGGATCGAGCCGAATCGGGTTCGGTTCCGCGACTTGCGACGGCAAAGGGGCTGCCGGGCTCGCCGGAGCACTCAGAGAGGCGATTGCAGCATCAATTTCCTCTTGCGTGGCGTCATCGGGGAATTCGTGGACCCCCCGGGCTCCCGCATCGACGATTTTCGCCATATTTCCTCCGATTATTGCGTCACCAGGACGAGTTTTCCGCTGGCATCACGTTTCCAGCGTGCATTTGGTATCTTTACGGGCTCTGGGGCAGGTGCTGGCGCCGGAATTGGGTTAGGACTGACCTCAGTCCCCGTGAAAATCGGTTCGGGACCCCCAAAACTGGTTGGATAGGTCGGTTGTTGCCCAAAAAATGGTGACCAACCCGGTTTTTTCTCGAAAAGGGCGCTGGTAGTGGGCGCTAACGGCACTTCCGGCTCGCTCGTGGTCGCTACAGGCGCTGGTGTGAGTGCCCCGGGCGCATTTCCTACAGCTTCTTTGACGGCTTGGCTAAAATTCCACTCTTTACCCGTCAAACGATGGCGAATTATTCCCTGTTCCTCAATCGGGTTGAAATTCGATGCTGCCATTTGTTGCTGAATTCGCTCGTAAGCCGCCCCGGCACGATTTGCGGCTGTCTGAGCAGCTCGCAGTTGTCTCTTGAGGTCAGTTTCAACGGCTGGAGCATCTGTCAGGAACGCGGTGTCCTCTGGGGAAGGCTTCTTTTGGGCCGTGATCTTCGCCACTGCGGCCTTGTGCTCTTCGAATCTCTGCTGAATATCCTCCAAAGCGGCTTCTGTCGTATCAGCAGCCTTCTTTGCGAGTCCGAAATTCTCCGCAAAATGCCTCCCAGCCTCCTCGATGGCAGCTTCTTGCTGCGCCTTCATCAAATCAAGCTTCTGACCGGCCTGTTCGCCCTGTGCCGCGAGGGCTTCGCGCCTGAAAGCGAGGTCTTGTGCGAACTGTTTCTCCTGTCTGGCTGCGTCCTCTCTCCGTAATCCGAGGTCCAGCGCAGTGCTTTCACGGGACAGACCCAACTGAAGCGCCCTATCGCGTGCCCGCTCTTCGAGAGTGGCTTGCCCCAAGGCTTCGTTGCGCTGCAAATCGCTCATTTCGCGCAGCCAGTTGTTCCTCACCGCCTCCGCCGCAGCCAGCCGGGCAAGGTTTTCGGCTTCCACGCCGCGGTTGAAACCCGCCCAGGCAAACCGTTGGGCGCCGATGTCACCAAAATCGCGGCCGATGATGGGTTCGAAAGCTGGATTTGGCATTGTATCCTCCGGGATTAGGTGTAGCGCAGAGAATTGATGAAGTCAGGATTGTTGAGTGCCGGGTTTTCGACGTTCTGGAGCACTTCGCCGGTCCGGTTGTCGCGTATCGTGCCGGTTACAGTGTCGTAATAGGCGTACGACATCGTGCCGTACCGCGATCCCTGGTCCGCTCCCCCGGCGTACACGGTCGGCGCAGCTATGTTGTTAGCCGGGTTCTCAACGTAATCGTTGGCGTCGTAGTTGATCCCGCCCGCCGGGACTGTTGCTGGGCGTACAACGCGGGCGGGATTGCTGGCCAAGGGCGTGCTTGCGGTCACTGGAAAACCACCGCCCATCACGTTTGGCACGTTATAGCGCGTGGTTGGATACCCGGGAGTTCCCACAGAGTAATACTCCGGCTGCGAGACGTTTACCCCGATGACATCCTGTAGGCCGCGATACCTGGACCCTTCCTCCAGCGCGGCGATGCCGCCAAGTTCGGAGATGCGTCCACCGAGAATCTGCTGGCGAATCTGTTCCGGAAGCGCGAGTGACCGAAGGTACGCGTCGGCCTGCATGAGGCTCATATTCGCCGTCTGCATCTTGAGATTCTGGATCGTGTTCTCGACCCCGGTGCCGCTTGTGAACTGTTGGCCCGCCACGTATGGCTCGAACTGCGAAATGCGCGCTGTCTCGCGTGCAGCCAATTCACGTTGGATCGGCAACGACAAGTTGCTGAGCAAGTCATACTGGCGGGCGATCTTGGCCTGCTCAAGCGGCAACCGAATATCGGCCACGCCACGCAGCAGCATCCGCTCCTCAGCGCTTCCCAGGCTGGTTGGCGTGCCGGACGCGGCTTTGTAGCGGTTGATCTGGTTCCGCAGTGCAGATTCCTGCCGGTTGGCAATGGCGGCAGCGGCGGCGTCATATTGGGGCAGGATACCGCGCCCCTCCGCTTCGATGGCGCGCATCCGCGCTTCGTTCTCGGCGTTGAGCCGGGCGTATTCTTCCGCGCTCGTGTCCAGGGCACCAGCGTACCGACTCTGCATTGCCCGCGTAGTCGCCGCGAAAGGCTCGATGTCGGCTGCCGCATTGGCCCGGGCCATGGCCGTGTTCAAGGAGCCGGTGAAGTTTTTCAGGTTCGCGTTGAAATCTGTGAGGCTGGCATCAGCCGACTTCTTGAATGCGTCAAGGAGATCGGTTGTGGCGGCGGCAATCGTCGGCGACTTGACGATGTCCACCGGCTTGTACCGGGCATTGGGATTGTTCGGGTCCACGGTTGGCACGGCTGTTTGAGGTACCGGGGACCCCGCAAGGTATTGTTTGCCGGTGCGCGGTTCCACACCTGTCCATGGCTGTCCCGTCTTCAGGGAGATCACCTTGCCGGAGGCCGCGTCGATGACGCCGTAGTCCTGGACGTTGGGCTCCGGGCGTTGCGGAAATGTCCGCGTGACGCCGTACCGAGATGATCCCGGGTAATTGAGTGAGGGCAGATAGTTGATCGCCATAGACTAGCCTTTTGTTGGCGCGCTCACAGGCGGAGTGCCGATCAGCCCCACGATACGCGTCGCTGCTTCTTCTACGCTGGTCGCGTAGTGTACTTTGCCGTCGAATTCACCGCAATAAGTATCTAGGTCACGCATGACGACTGGCATTCCCCACTCCATCGCCTCCTTTGGAACGAGTGGACTGCACTCTTCTGTGCTTGGAAAAAGAAGCACGTCAAGCGCTGCGTAGAAGGCGTCAACATCGGCGCGCTCGCCCCAGACCCAGCAATTGGCGGGCAGGCTATCGGTCAGAGGTCGCCAGTAATCCGCAAAGTTCTCAGCCATATTCCCAACGAAGTGGAATGCCACTTCTGGAAGCAACGCGGCTACCCTGACTGTGAACGCTTGGTTCTTCCACGGCGCGAAGAGACCAACCTGGAGCACATGACCCATAGTTGGTTTGAGACCGAGCCTGCCAAGTGCTTGCGATCTCTCTGGCCGCTTGCGCTGCCTCACCGGGTATCGAGCGATGTGGAACGGCACGCCGTAGCTCTGGAACTCCTTTGCGTGCCAGTCGCCGACAAACTCAAACTCGTCCGGTCTCGTTTTCTTCTGGTCTACGCGCAGTCGCGTGCTGTGCCCGGTCTCGATGATTCGGTAAGGACGATCCTTGCGATAAAGCCATTCGACTGGCAAATAGCCCATGAAAAGCTCCGGGAACTCTTGCAGATGCACAACCGAGGGACCCCAGTCTTCAACTTCCTTCCTGAGTGACGCCGCTTTGTCGCCGTTCAGCGTGGTAATGTCGCAAAGGGACCGGATCGCCTTCTTCTGTACGGTGTATTCGTCGCTGATATTGTTCCACTCGATGACTTTGACTTTGGCTTTTCCGCCCATGTCCTCGATTCTGCGGAGGAGGTACTGCGGCATGCCGCCAGTTGAGAGATGCGGCGCAATGAAGAGAACCCGGTTTGACCGATAGTGACCTTCCTGGGCGCGCCGCACGATTTTGACCACATCGCGCTGCATGGCCTCCTGGCGATGCCATGTATCCTGGCCGTCGTGAACCGTGTAGGTCGCCATGATGTACGGGATGAACACCGGCTCCCAGCGCGCCGCCAGCCGATGCGAGTAGTCCCAATCGGCGCAGACGAGTTTTGGATCCCATCCTCCGATGCGTTCATAGGCCGCTTTGCGCCAGAAGAACCCCGGGGTCGGCACAATGTTCAGTGTCGCATGTTTCTTGGGGTCCCACGCCTCACCTTGAATTGCTTTTGTGTCGGTGCGCCGGATCACGCCGTAGCACCACATGGCGGCGCCAATATGGTCATGCACCTGACGCAAGGCACCGGGGAAAAGAATGTCGTCATCGGCGCAGAAATTCAGGATTTCGCCGCGAGCCTCGGCCATGCCGCGATTGAAACGTTCGAACGGACCTCCATCGCAATGTTCATAGCGGATTCGGGGATCGTCCGGCAGCAGGTCTTGGACACTCTCGCCGCCATCTTTGATGATTAGTTCCCAGTCAGCGAAGTCCTGCCCAATCACGCTGGCCACGGCGCGCTGGATCATCTCCGGTCGATCCTTGGTTGGCATGATAAGCGAAAATCTCGGCGAAGCATTTGTTGTCTGCGGCCGAATGAGGCAGAGACCGTGCTGGAACGCGACGGAGCCGATAGCGCCCGTGGCGGAGTTGCGCACGAGGTCAGGGAATGGGCTGTCTCCAGCAAAGGCGGGATGCCAGACGGCGAACGCGTCTTCGATGACGTACAATTCCCGCGTTTTCGGGAACAGAATATCCAGGGTCGCTTTGATCGCGTCGGCGCGATGAGACCCATCGTCAATGACGACATCAAACACGCCAAGGCTCTCCAGCAGTTCGGGGTTTGTCTGGTCGCCTTTAACGAAGTGAAAGCGCGGATGAGTGAACTGGCAGTCGTCAACGTCGAGTCCCCAAACCTCAGCTTGCGGCAGGTACTCCAGCCATGTGCGAATCGAAGCGCCTTTGTCTACACCAATCTCCAGGAGCCGAATGGGTCGGTCCTTGAATGCCGCGAACAATCCCTCATATCGGAAGCAGTAGTTGTGGTGGGTACTCGCCTTGTCTGTTCCGCAGCGTAGAGCAATGGCATCCAGGCTCCGATCAATGTGCGGATCGATGGCCGCAATGACCTGTTCCGGCGTGATGCCGCGTGAGCATTCGAATTTTTTCGAGCGCGGACACCAAAGCCAGTTGCCGCGGTCGATGGGATACCGCACGTCGCCGTAGCAACCATGGCAGATGTCCGGGTTGTGGACACGAATGCAGTCGGGCATTTCGACAAAGGGATCTGTCATGCCGCTGATGACGACCGTCGGCACGCCCAGGGACCACGCCAGCCACGCAATTCCGTTGCTCACCGTAACGCAAAGGTCAGCGTGTTGGATGTTGCGAAGAGTCTCGATTATAGGCCGGTTGTTCCAGGCGACGACATCCTTCAGCGCCGTAGGTTCCTTGCTCACCGAACAGACGGTGTAACCGATGCCGCGCAGCCAATCGACGACACGGTCCCATCCCCCGGGATGATTCCACTGTTTCCCGTAGAAAGTGCTGAACTCGGAAAGCACAGCGTAACGCTCGTGCATGGGCCTACCATCCGTTGAACATTTTAGCCGTGCCGGATGTGGAAGGCATTCGATGTCCAGATAGTCGGCGGCGACTTGCTGCAAAGGCACCAGCCGCCAGTTGTTTTTATTGCGACGGAGATCGTTGTCATAGGCGTTGACGCGGTATGCCGCGTAGTAATCGGCAAGCTGTTCCTGGCCGGGCTCGATGAACTTCAAGTCTGGATAATTGAAGATGCTGTTCCAGTGCGTGGCCACGTGAACCTCGCACTCGTGCAGCTTGCGGAATTCGTCCACGAAGGGCATCCACGCTACCGTGTCGCCCAGTGATTTGCTGCCCAGTTGAATGAATACTCGCGTCCGCTTTGGGCGAAAGACGTGTTCGACGACCTCCGCGCCATTTTCCTCGACCTTGATCCGCCAGTTGACGAAATATCGGAGATTGGCCGCGCACCAGTTGTTGGTCGCAATCCGGGCTTCGTAATGTTGGATGCCCGTGTCGTCGTCGATGAACTGGACCCGGTAGGACGAAGGCACATCGCCGGTTACTTCGACCTTCGGGCCGTCTACGAAACTGAGTTGAATGCAATTGCTCACGCAGTCCCTTGGATCGTCTTCACTGAAGCCACAACGAGGCCGTTAAGAGTTTTCACATTGGTTGGCCACGTCACGCCTTGCAACGTCTTGATGTTCGTCGTTGGGGCGAATTCGGCTTCGATCATGACCGCATCAATAAAAACGTCAGGGTTAGCATCCGAGCAGTAAGTAATGCGTACCAGAACAGCCAAAAATGAGGCGGCAGTCCACGGAACACCCCCAGGCTCAGCCGAAGCGGGAGTTCTTGCGTATCGGTAACTCGTAGCCCCGGCGCTGGAAATACGGAATATCTCAATGACGGAAGCAGTGCCAGCCTTACGAATGACCACTGAACAATCAGGGGTCCCCGTTCCCCCCTCATGATGGGTCGTTATCCACTCCGTAAGCCTTGGGCCAGTAGTTGGCGTTGCTATTCCTGGGGCTGGACCACAGAGCAATTCCACGTAATCAGTTGAGTTTGGTGGCGCGATAATCCCAATCGAATCATCATCCGGTGTGCCGCTTGGTAAAGGCACGTCGTCAACCAGCGTGTAGGCGTCCGTCGTTGCGTTTACGATGTCCACGCCCGTTGTGCCGCGCTCAAAATCGTTTGACCCGGCGACATTGTGAGTACCGTCGGAGACTGGCACGAAATGGTTCACGAAACCGGGACCGATGGGGTAGTCTGCTCCATTGTGGCTAGTTATAAGATCGTCGTAGTAGGCGACCCCATCCGCGCTCATATAACAAACTAGGGTAGTCGTAGCTGACGCTCCCCCAGCGTGCGTACTGTCTCCGCACTCGGTGCCGTTCACGCTCACTGAGGTAACTCTTGGTGATGACCCTCTGGTTATCACGTCAATCAAATACCACTGCCCTGTCGTGACTGCAACCCCAGTTGCGCCGAACTGGAAACCAGCAGAACTGTTTCCGGCATATATGCTGGAATCGGACGCTTTGAAATAAACACCTTGAGTTCCGGTACCAGAATAGAACAGAATACAATCAGCGGTGGGCAGAGTTGAGAAATAGATGTAGAATCGTGATACGCGTGTGGTGACCGACGCGAGTTCCGTAGTCACCCCATCCCCGCCTTCGAGTTGCAACGACCGTGCTCCGGAACGCACCGTACTTGTGGAAAATGTCGGTGTCCCAGCATACGTTGCCCAATGTTGGCCAACACTGCCGATCTGTCCACACTCGAACCCGCAACAGAAAACCGGCGTCATCTCAGACTCTCAGAAAAGCGCGAGCCGCACTGAGCAACTCGCCGCGAGTGATGTCTTCGCACTCCGTCAACTTCGTGAGCAGGGCGTCCAATCCTTCGATCGAGTTGTAGACTTGCGCCTGTCCCGGAGTGAAGCTCGTCGCGATCTGGCTGCCGTTCCCGTCCACCCAGAACGTGATGAGGATCAGCATCTGCCCGTTCGCGTCCAAACCCGCCGCCGTCACTTCAAGATACGCCGTGAACGTTCGGTTGCCTTTTGTCGCCACAATGCGATAGCGTAGATCGTTCACGCCTTCCGTGGTGACTTCTTCGACTGTGATGTTGATCACACCGGCCCCGCGCAGTTGCGTCGCCAGATTGTTCAAAGCCGCCTGAACGCGTTGGGCGAAGGTCGCCATGAATTCTTCGTAGGTCATAATTCTGTCCTTTCAGTTTTTGGTTCTGTGTTTGTCAGACATGAGTAAAGTACAAAAGCGTGGGGTTCACGTACATCCTATCCGCGTGCGTGGCAATCCCTACCACTTGAACCACGCCGTCTGCGGTGGCTGGTTGTGTCTGGCTCAGCAATCCCGCCGTTCCGGCAGCGTAGATGTAACCTCCGACCGTCCAAGCAAAGAGGTCATCATGGCGATAGATGCCGTGAAGCAGCACTGTGGTTTTGCCAGCCGATGTTCCCGCCGACATCGCAATGCCGATAACTGGCATCGTGGCGATTGCCCCGGCGTTGCTATGCCAGATCTTGCCATCCGACTTGAAGTAGACCGCGTATCCAGCGGTGATTGCCTCACCGCAAGTCAGGTCAACCGTGAGACCCGTATAAGCCTCGTCGGCTGGAGCCTCAGTGAGTGCCATGGAAGCAGTGCCACTCGTTCCGCTGGTTCCGGAGGTCCCGGTTGTCCCACTCGTACCCGAAGTGCCCGTCGTACCCGAAGTACCACTTGTGCCACTTTCACCGGAGGTACCTGAAGTCCCCGTCGTTCCTGATGTTCCTGAAGTTCCTGTCGTTCCGCTGGTCCCAGACGTACCGGTAGTGCCAGAGGTACCAGATGTTCCGGACTCGCCTGAAGTGCCGCTAGTACCGGCTGCACCACTGGTACCGCTGGTTCCAGCTTCTCCGCTAGTGCCGCTGGTCCCGGCTTCACCACTCGTGCCTGAAGTACCTGTGGTTCCGCTAGTCCCTGAGGTACCAGTCGTACCAGAAGTTCCACTCGTTCCTGCTGCGGTGCTTCCGGACGTGCCGCTGGTTCCTGTTTCCCCGGACGTGCCCGAAGTACCCGAAGTCCCGCTGCCTCCAGTCTCACCACTCGTTCCAGATGTTCCAGTGGCACCCGATGTCCCGCTGGTGCCAGTCGTGCCGCTTGTCCCACTGGTTCCCGTCTCGCCAGACGTGCCCGACGTACCAGATGTTCCACTGGCTCCAGTTTCTCCACTTGTCCCCGAGGTCCCTGTGGTTCCAGACGTGCCACTGGTCCCTGTCGTTCCCGAAGTACCAGACGTTCCCGTTTCTCCTGAAGTGCCACTTGTACCTGACTCGCCGCTGGTACCAGACGTTCCGGTCGTCCCACTCGTCCCCGATGTTCCAGCTTCTCCAGAGGTCCCACTTGTCCCTGTGGTTCCAGAGGTACCAGACGTTCCGGTCGTCCCACTCGTCCCCGATGTTCCAGCCTCTCCGCTGGTACCGGACGTGCCAGAATCACCACTCGTGCCACTGGTGCCTGCTTCACCGGAAGTACCACTGGTCCCAGCCGCACCTGACGTGCCAGAAGTACCGGCTTCACCAGAAGTCCCGCTGGTCCCAGTAGTGCCGGACGTTCCGGACGTACCCGTGGTGCCCGATGTGCCTGAAGTGCCACTTTCACCGGAGGTACCTGAAGTCCCCGATGTTCCAGCCTCCCCAGACGTTCCACTGGTTCCGGTAGTGCCCGAGGTTCCACTTGTGCCAGTTGTGCCACTCGTTCCCGAAGTTCCCGTTGTCCCGCTGGTCCCACTTGTGCCGGTGGTGCCACTTGTGCCACTCGTTCCACTCGTACCTGATTCACCGGATGTTCCCGAAGTACCAGCCTCTCCGGAGGTCCCACTCGTGCCCGTCGTTCCCGAAGTACCGGATGTCCCTGTCGTACCAGACGTTCCTGAGGTCCCACTCTCTCCGCTTGTGCCTGAGGTACCAGATTCGCCGCTAGTACCGCTGGTTCCGGTGCTCCCTGAAGTACCGGATGTCCCAGTCGTCCCACTGGTGCCACTAGTACCTGATTCACCGGATGTCCCGCTCGTGCCGGACTCGCCCGAGGTCCCTGAAGTCCCACTTGCCCCTGAAGTGCCTGACGTGCCCGTTTCCCCCGACGTACCCGATGTCCCGCTGGTACCAGCCGGTCCCATGGACACCATCGGCGTCATGATGTGGCTGTAGTGGGTCGTGCCGTTGTGGTAGATGCTGACCGTGCGTTCTGCCACACTGGTTGTGTAGGCGTAATACTTTGCCACCAGACGGTCGCTGGCATTGAGAATGAATGACGATTGAACAGTGGTGATGCGATACAGGGTTGCGCTGGTATCGACGACTTCCGGACTGGTGACATTGAAAAGCTCCGTCTCCACTCCGCCTACAGTGCGTTTGTAAACGTAGATTTTGACGAAGCTGTCTCCGGTATGGACATCGACGGAGGCGTAGGTGTCGAAATACCATACGCCATCAGGTAGCACTGTCAGTCCCGGTTCGCCCGATACGGTTGCGTAGGCGTCAATCAGCAACTCTCCATCGCCACTATCAACCGCAACACTGTCCGTTTCCTCTCCTGTCGCCGTGTCCGCCTGGGTCAAAAGTGTAACGTAACCGCCGCCAATGTCTGAGGCGTCATCGTCCAGGTAATAGACCGTGCCACCGCCACCCGGAGCGCCCGACGTGCCGCTGGTTCCGGAAGTGCCAGCCGTACCGCTAGTGCCGCTCGTGCCGGAGTCCCCTGAAGTTCCACTCGTCCCACTCGTTCCCGCTGCACCAGACGTTCCACTTGTTCCCGTAGTACCCGAGGTTCCAGACGTACCGGTCGTCCCTGAAGTTCCGGAGGTCCCGCTAACCCCGGAGGTTCCACTGGTGCCGCTTTCCCCGCTGGTCCCGGACGTTCCACTCACCCCACTGGTTCCGGAGGTCCCGGTTGTCCCACTGGTGCCACTCGTACCTGATTCACCGGATGTTCCCGAAGTACCTGATTCACCACTCGTACCGCTCGTGCCGGTTGTTCCGGAAGTCCCCGATGTGCCAGTTGTGCCGCTCGTGCCGGAGGTACCTGAGACTCCGCTAGTCCCGGATGTTCCGCTTTCACCCGAGGTTCCAGACGTGCCGCTTTCGCCGGATGTGCCGCTAGTGCCCGAGACCCCCGATGTCCCGCTGGTGCCCGTTGTTCCTGAGGTACCTGAACTACCCGATGTTCCCGAAGTGCCCGCCGCCGTGTCGCCTGAAGTCCCTGAAGTGCCAGAGGTTCCTGAGTCACCCGTCTCACCGGACGTCCCCGAGGTACCACTTGTCCCCGCAGCGCCACTAGTGCCCGAAGTCCCGGCAGCCCCACTGGTCCCACTCGTGCCAGTTCCGCCTGTGGCCCCGGATGTTCCAGACGTGCCGCTGGTACCGGTTGCCCCGGAGGTACCGGATGTTCCTGAGGCTCCTGTGCTGCCCGAAGTGCCGCTGGTTCCTGATGCTCCGGTGCTCCCAGACGTGCCGGAAGTGCCGCTGGTGCCAGATGATCCAGATGCCCCGCTTGTGCCCGTGGCGCCGCTGGTGCCCGACGTGCCGCTAGTGCCAGCGGCTCCTGTGTAGTACGGCAGGGTGTTCCAATCTGTAACTCCGTCGCCTACCTTGTACTTGTCGGTATCGAGTTCGAGGCCGACTTCGCCTTCAGCCAGAATCGGATTCGCCGCTGTCCATTCAGCAGCCGTGCCGCGCCGTAGTTGAATCTGGACAGCCATTTAGGGACCTCCGGCGTTGATTGCTCCACCGGGCCATGGGTATGTATCACTCGGACTGCCCCCATCAAGTATACCTCCGCCCTCAACGACAATTCCGCCTGGGGCACCCTGGGGACCCGCGGGACCCATCGGTCCGGCAGGCCCGGCGGGACCGGCAGGACCCGTTGCTCCGGTTGTTCCTCCGCTTATTCCTCCTCCGCCGCCGCTGACGCTGAGCTGCAACTTTTTAGTGGCCCATTCAATGAACAGCACTTCCCAGGTGGCAAGCGACGGGAATCTCTTTTTCGTGTCAGGCGGCAGTTGGGGTGGTTCGGGAATGAGAAGACGTGCGCTTCCACTCTGAATTCGCCGTACCGAAAGAGTGTCGTTGGTGCTGGGCATTCGTCACGGGCGAAGCCGGGGTCGCCTTTTGCATGGTTCTACCACGAAGCGAGACATAAGCAAGGGTTAAGATCGGGCAATCGCACCGGTTAATTCCGACAATAACTGGAGTGTCTGGGGCTTTTGGGCGCATTTTTGGGTGAAATCGCGCTCCGCAACTTCCTGGGTATCGCCAACCCCGGTAATGTCCAGGCACTTCGCGGGACACATCAAACTACCGCTGCATTCAACCCGGTAGTGATACCGGCCTCCGGACTGGAGCCGGATGAAAGGCCGGATTCGTGAGCCGCATTGGGGACAGTTCATAGATTCACACAAGGGGCAGGCCCGGAGTCACGTTTGTCCGCTGGCGGATGAGTTCGATGTACTTCGGGTTGAGTTCGATGAGGATGGCGTTGCGACCGAGTTCAAGGGCTACTTGGCCGGTGGTCCCAGATCCGGCGAAGGGATCGCATACAACACAGGGGACGGTGGTTCTTTCTCCGCATTTGCAGGTCGGTTGCCAACCGAGGGTTTTCGCTGGCCTATACGTTCTAAAGGCGGCTTCCCCTACGTGTTTTTGTCGTTGCCCCATTCCGGAATCATCGGCATGGTCATGCCATGATGCGCCTATAGTCCCGCCTTTTGCTTCGCCTAAAACCCTTTCCCAAGGTGCCCCGCATTTCGGGCAGCAACCCTTGGCGCTAGTCCCGGCGAGGATGCAGGGCTTGATTAAATCTTCAGGGAAGGTTGCGAAGTGTGACTCAGGGTATGCTTGGCTGGGCACGGTCCAGACGGTGCGCTTATTTCGACCCGACTTGTCTCCACTGGTATTCCAGCCTTTGCCCTCATTCGAAAACCCTAAATCTTGCCTGTCATTGCGCGCACCTTTAGCCGCCGCCGTTGTCCTCTGATATGCGCCGGGGTCGCCATTTCGTTCATCGGAGAATGGTTCCTTAATCGCCTCAGCATCGTAGAAATAGGTAGTCCTCTTACTCAGCAGGAAAATGTATTCGTGGCTCTTGGTCGGCCTGTCCGTGACGCTTTCGGGCATCGGGTTAGGCTTGGCCCAGATAATATCCGACCGCAGATACCAGCCGTCGTCGCGGAGAGCGAAAGCCACCATCCAAGGGATGCCAACGAGGTCTTTGGGTTTTAGGCCGGGAATGGACTCACGTTTTGCCCGACAGGTCCAACTCGGCACTTCGCCGCTATCGGCCACGGTGTGTTTCCCCGTGTTCCCATTCTTGTCGCCGCCCCATTTGTCGGTTGAGCAGTAGCAGTCGCCAAGATTGAGAAACAAAACACCATCGTCCCGTAGCACACGTCGAACTTCGCGGAAGCCAGCAACCAGTTTCGCAACGTATTCGGCGGGTGTCTTTTCAAGCCCCAATTGATAGTCAACTCGCACCGCACCACATGAACAAGTATCCGCGGGCAAGTCGCTCGGAAACGCGCCCATTGTCTGCTTGCCAGGGGCTCCGGACCCGCCGCGTCCGTTACGTGCTGGAATCCTGTCGTGGCAATGATTCGGATCGCCACCCTCCCATTTGGCTGTTCCATAATCCCGCAAGCCCCAGTATGGAGGGCTGGTGCAGCACATTTGTACGCACGCATCCGGCAGCTCGCGCAGCCGTTCAATCCAATCACCCTGAAGTATCGTAAGTCTTTCGTTCATGGGTCAGCCATCGGCATCTTCTGCTGGCGCGCCTCGCTTTCGGGCACGTCTTCGTCAGCTATTTTGGATTCTTTAACTGCTGACTCGAATCGTGTTATCGACCTCCGAAACAGCAACCGTACGTCGCCTGTCCTCCCGTTTCTTTGCTTGGCCACGAGCCAGTTTACGGGGATGAGTTCCTTCGCGGAATCATCTTCCTCTTCCTCGCCCTTTTTCCTCGGTTTGTAGAGGAACGACACGACGTCCGCGTCGTTCTCCAACTGGCCGCTGTCTCTCAAATCAGCCAGCTTCGGCCTCCGGTTTTTGTCGCGTTCGATCTCGCGGTTCAACTGACTGAGAGTGATGATGGGCACGTTGAGTTCTTTGGCGAGGTTTTTGATCCCGGTAGAGATCTCGGCCACTTCCTGCTGGCGCGAATCGTATTTGCGTCCAGCGGCCGCGAGGAGGAGCCCGACGTAGTCGATGATGAAAAGCTTGATGCCGTACTTCTGGAACAGCCGTCGCGCCTTGGCGCGTAATTCCAGGATCGAAATGCCTCCAGTCTCATCGATGTAAAGCGGCGCCCCCATGACCTGGGCTGCCGCGCTGGTGAGCCTTTGATAGTCTTCTTTGGTGCAGGTGCCGTCGCGGATCGAACGCACACTCACCCTGGAAAGTGAGGACACCATCCGCTTGCTCAGCGAAGTGCCAGTCATCTCCAGGCTGAATATGGCTGTTGGAATCGTGTCGATAATGGCCACGCGTTCAGCGATGTTCATAGCGACACTCGTTTTCCCGAGGCTGGGCCGCGCCGCAATCACGATCATCTCCGCCGGATGCATGCCGTCGGTCATCTGGTCGAAATCGACGAAGCCGGTGGCGATACCCGAGATTTTGCCTTTATTCAGCCGGGAAGCTTCAAGCTCCGCCATGGCCTGCGTCACAAAGGTCCGGATGGTAACCTCGCTTTGTCTGAGGCGTGACTCGCGCACGCGGAGCAGATCGCGCTCAGCCCCGTCCAGCAGAACGTCCAGGTCTTCCCCTTCACCGTCGTACATCCGGGTGACCACGTCGGCAGCCGCCCGAATCATTTTCCGGCGGAGCGCCTTGTCCCGGACGATCTCGATGTAGAAATCCAGGTTGGCCGCGGACGGCGGCGCATCCGGCAGCGTGGAAATGTAGCTCATGCCGCCGACTTGGTCGATGAGGCCGAAGGCCATCAGCCGTTCGCAAAGAGTGACCGTGTCCACAGCTTCCCGGTCGGAATACATCGCCTCCATCGTTTCCCAGATCGTCTGGTTCCGAAGATCGTACAGGAAATCGTCCTGGCCTTTGAACGCTTCGATCACGCGCCCAATGGCTGCGTTGTCGAGGAGACAGCACCCAAGCAAACACTGCTCGCATTCAGGCGAAGACGGGGGCAGACGATCTATGTTGGGCGCGTCGGCTGTTTGTCGGCGCCGACGCGTGGATCGCAGATCGGATGCGCCTTCTGAGGGCTGGTTGGACACGGCAGCTCAGACTTGGGGTTGCTGCTGTTGTTCCTGCTGGTTTACTGCTGCCGCCGCGATTTCCCGGTTGATGCCGTCGCGGCGTTTCTTGAGCGCTTTGTAGGCGCTCTTCTCCAAATCGGTGCAGTCCGGCTTGTAAAACACGCTGTCGGGGTTGGCCACGTGTTTCTCAATCTCCTGCTGGATGGCGCGCAACTGGATATGCTGCGGCACGATGCCGTAGCGGCTGGTTGTGCCGGGTGTGGCGACGCGGTCCTTCGCGCTCCAGGTCACCAGCTTGTGGCGCCAGTCGATGAGCTTCTGAAATTTATTCAGCCAAAGGTTGTTGCCCTGGTGGTAGTCGAAGAAGTTCTTGGCGATGGCTTCCGGCACGGCGCTCATGTCCGCGGCTGTTTTAACTTCTTCCCACGTTGGAATACTGGCGTCGCCGGTCAGGCTGCCGTTGTTTTCCTGTTTGCCTGCTGCGGCGACCGCTTGTGCCAGCTTTTGGCGGTCGCGTGACTGGCGCTGGAAGAGGCGCATGGCTTTGCGCCGCTCGCGGTCGTTGGCGAATAAATATTTCTCGTGCGTGACGACTAGGAATTTGAATGTGCTGAGTTTCTCCAGGCGGCGTCCTTCCTTGTCTGGTGTTCGGCTTTTCGGGTCTGGTGAGCACAATTCTCCGATGGCAGCTTCCAGGCTTTCCTCGGTCATTCCCAGCATCGGAGCTAACAGCCTCGCGTTGAGGTCAACGGTGTGATTGATCGGGTCGGTGTGGGCGATCACGTACGGCCAGAGACAAAGCAGATCGTGCTTTCCGTACAAGCTGCCGGTGTAGGTAGAGGCGTGGATTTTGCCGTGCATAGTGCTGGTGGTCCTTCGGATTCATCGGTGGCGGGTGGCGGGGTGTGAGAGTAGATGCGTCCGCATTGCGGACATTTGATTTCCTGCGGCGTGAGATAATCCGGCGCGGGTGTGGCGGGGTCAATGACGAAGTCCATGCCGAGGCGGGCTTCGATGTTCACGCCGACATCGGCGATGGGGCAGATGGCTTCCCGGCCGCACAGGCATTCCAGGTCGTAGGTGTTCAGAATGCGGGTGTCGGCCGGGAGATTATCCCACCGGAGCACTTTGAAATGTTTTTTCTTGGGCATTGGTTCGCGTTGTTTCTAGCTTTCACTCAATGTGAATGCCGTGCTGGGCAAAACGTTTCCTGAGAGTGTTCCAGACGCGGTTCAGCTTGACTGCGTGTTCGTTCGCGCCGCCCGCGTCCGGGTGCGCGATGGCGATCTGCTGTTTGTACAGCGCGTGGGCATCCTTCAGCAATTCCTGGTGGTTCACCGGCCGCTGCCAGAAAGACGCACGGCGCCCAACGCGCACCTTGCAACGTAGCGAGTTGTCAGTAACTCCAATCCACTTCAAAAGCCGCGGCGTGCCCCAGGTTTCCATGGTCCCCAGCGGCGCGGATTCCTTTTGTGCGGGCGGCGCGCCAACGACCTCGGTATTGGCTGACAGTTTCAGCGCGTGGATCCGGGTCAGGGTCTCGCTGAGGGTCGTGAACGCGCCAGAAAGCGACAAGGCGTTCCCGGCCATGGCGCTGATGTTGGCGGGCGGCTCGCCATCGAACAATGCCTCGAACGCTTTGGCGTTATAGTCCAGCACGCCATCCACGTAATTGCGGGTGCGTTCGATGAAGTGGCGCAGAAGAACGACATTCTCTATCAGGCGCAGCTTGCCTGCATTCCGCTGTGTCAGGTGCGGGGCTTCCCGGCGGACAGCTTCGGCGACCAGGGCGCGGGCGTCGCCATCCGACATCTGTTCGCCGCTGACCTCCTTGGCCAAGCGCAACTGCGTGTCTGGTGGAAGGCCGACGAGCAGGTAGCCGCGGTGGCTCGACAACCGCCGGTCTTCGGGCGTGGTTGGCCCGGCGAGTTCCTGCACGGCTGGGTCCAGCGCCAGCAGGCTCGCCCGCATGTTGACCCACCCCTGGGATTTCCCGAGCAGCTTCGCGATCTCGCGCTGGGTTATGCCTTCCTGCTGCAACCGGTCAATTGCCCTGGCGATCTCCAGCGGCGTCAGGGTCAGCCGGTTGATGTTGATGGCGAGGCTGACGGCAAACTGGTCGCGGCGGTTCTCGATCTCGACCACGACCGCCATGATGGTTTTGTCGCCGCGTTTGCGGGCGGCGCGCCAGCGGTGTTCGCCGTCAATAAGTTCATACGCCCCGGGATACGCCTGGGCACCAGTTCGATTTTCATGGACGACAACCGGCACCAGTTGGCCCAGGCCACTTTTACACAGGTGTTCGATGAACCTTTCGTCGGTGGCGATCCGGATGGGATTCGCAGACGGCCTGATGTCAGCGACAGCGATCTCCGCGTGCCTGCCGGGCCGGGCTACAATCCGGCTAAAGATTTCCCGGGTATTCACGTTTTCGCGGGTTAATAACGAATGAGACCTTGCTTTTCTCTTCCCGGCACCAGACGCGCCAGCCAACCCCGTTCACCTTGGCCGTTGTGATGCTGACGCCCGTTTTCCTGGCGGCGCGGAACACGGTATTGATCGACTTCCCGGTCCAAACGAACGAGCCGCCGGGCCGCAGCCGCTGGCAGGCGTCGATGACCTGCCGGGTTTGTTCGCCCCAGCGGATTGGGGGCGCGATGCCGTATTCGATGGCAATTGGCTTCACGGTTTTCGTTGGTCCGCCTTGCGCCACTCTCCCGCTTTACCGGCGAATCCATGCGGTTTCAGTTGAATCATGACTTCTCTGAATTTGGATTGGCGGCGCAGGGCGGAAATTATTCGCCTTTAATGTTTCCTTCGCCCGAAAAGCAGAACAGCCAGAAGCGGCAGGGCCAGCATGAGAACTAAAATAACAACAGCTTTCATTTTGTCTCCTCCGTTTCGGCGAGGGCGGCGAAATAGTTATCTCGCCAGCGTGCCGCAGCAGTTTGCCACTCTTCGCTCTGTTTTTTCCAGTCACCGTTCGAAACGTTGGCCAGAACGCTCCAGAGCATTTCTGCGGCGTCCTTCAGCTGTTTCGCCTTCTCCGGCGGCAGCCAGCCCTTGCCGCAGTCGGAGTCGCCAATTAACTCAATGATCCGTGCGCCGTCGATTCCAGCATAGGGAGAGGCTGTGCGTGCGTATTGTCGCAGTTGGGCAAGTGCCGCTTCCGCCTCGTAAGTGCGCCTCTTCTCCTCCGCCAAGGCCGCCTCCAACTGCACTATCCGCCGCCGCAACTCATCCTCAACACTGCCGCCCGCACTCACCACGCCAAATACCTCTTCCTGCTTCATAAATGCCAAAGCCTTCCAGGGGTTCTCTTGTTCATTGATACCCTCACCTTTTACCAAGCCCACCCAACCGCTGTCAATGCTTTTCTTCAACAAAATCGCCTTTGACAGCCTTTGACAGAATAGCGCAGAGTCCCCAACCCAAAACCCCTACTTAAAACCCTTCAATCTCATATACACAATGCTACAGCAGATGAAATGTTGTCAAAGTATATTCCCTGTTGACAATCCTCGAATCACCACTGATAACCCCTGACAACCCCTGATATTCCTGCGCAATCAGCTCAACTGTCTACATCACTTCATGTTGCGTCTTGTCAAAGGGTATTCTTTTCGAATACACTCTCACACTCCCTCCCCCTCCTTCCCCCCTCCCCCTTCTCCCCCTCCCCCTGCCCCCCAAACCCCCCTCCCCTCCCCCTCTTCCTCCCTCCCCCCACCCTTCCCCACCCACATTGCGCGCGCGCGAGGAGCTTTTGAAGAATGAAAAAAATAAAACAGCCTGTCAAGCTCAATCTTTCATCTTTGTTTGTAACCCTATCCACCAAGACCTTACAACTTAAAAACCACGACACAGTCAACTATTCCCCACCCCCTACCCCCCCCCCTAACCACCAGTTTCAATCCTGCCACGCATTCATTCCCAGAGAGTCCCAACGCAATCCCGTCGGAAAGAGAAAGAGGACATATTACGTGAACCGGGGCACCCCCGGCACCCCCAAAACTCCCCCCGGGGTTCAGCGCGGCCGCGTGCGTGCGGGTTCTGCGGTCGGTCGCGGTCGCGGCGCCGTTCCGTCCGCCGCTGGCACCATGGCCGGGCAGGGCAGGGGAGGATCCCGGGTGACCGGGCAGGGTGACCGGGCCGGGCGGGAAGGCAAACCGAGGGCCACAATGGCGCCGACTTCGCGCAACAACAGTTATATTCAATTGCTCCGTGCGCAAGTGGTTGGTGGACAGCCAGTCCCCGACTTGTGGCGTGTCAAGGCCAGTATCCGCCTCGCGTACGCTGCCTGTAGTGGTCCCCGGGACACAAGGCGCCGCGGTCAGACGCTCCAGTCGTCAACCCCCTCGGGGACTGCAACGGTGGCGTAGCTCTTGTGAGGCGGGCGCCGCGGTCGCGGCCGGATGGTTCTGAACCTTCCCCATGTCGCGAGGTCGTAGATCGTCTCGATTACCTCCGGATGCATCAGCAAGGCCCAGGTTAGCCAGACAGCCCGGCGCGCTCCGGCTGGTGGCGAATTCTTGCCCAGCATCCACCGCTGGAGTGTCATTGCGGGGACTCCGAGCATCGACGTGAGGAGGTAGAAATTCTTGCTGCACAGTCGGAACAAGTCCACCAGCATAATTCGGAACTCCTCATCCGACGGCGCCAACATTCGCCACATCCGCCGGGTTTCGTCGCCAAGGCGCAGTGTTCGCCGGGCATGAGCCCTTGCGGCCTTACGTCTGGGCTGGCGGATGAGCGCTGGCACTGCACTATGTTGGCCCCATCGGCCGAACAAGAGAAGGAGAGAAAGTAACACGCCTGTTCTTATCAGTCGTTCGTTTCAATTGAACGTACGTTTAAAACGAACGTTTGATATAGGTGGACATCTTTAGTCTAATTAGGAGTATTAGGTGTATTAGGTGTAGTACGGGTGACTAAGGGAAAGTATTAGGGGTATTAAGGGTTGAGTTTAGGGTGGACGGGGCATGTCTAGGGGAGCATTGGGTGTGCCAAGTGAGCCAGAAAAAGGAGTCTAAATCTTCACCAAGGGCATTGACGGTTTGCTAGGTTGTCTGGTAGTCTGTGTGTGGGCTGAGGGGAAGGGCTAAGGGTTTCCGCTGGGAGGCGGCGCGAGTAGTCCGGCGGCGCGTTATCCCGCTGGGGGCTTCTCCGGCCAGAATGGAGCGGGTTCGACCGCAGAGCGGGCCATGCGATTGGTGATCATGGTTCGCGAGGTTGGCGGGCGGGTTCGATAGGCAACGGCGAGACCGAAGCGGTTTGACGGTCCCGGGCGCCATGGCCCGGCGGTTCTTGTTCGGCCAAAAAGGCGATTGGCAGAGGCGGAGCCTGCGCGGTTCTCTGGCGTGAATCCTTGTTAGGTAAGCGCTGGGGTGCCGGGCTTTCTGCTGTACTGCTCCCGGGGTAATCCGCAAGTCTGCGGGTAGAACCTGGGGAAAGCACTAAAGCACCATGGGCGCCAAGTGTGGCGCCGATGCCGGGTTCCAAGTCCGGATCAAACTAGCTGAGGAGTGCAACCAAAAGGATCAACACCAATGTATTCAATCAATACCGTAGTTCTAGGGTGCGGCACGTGTGCCGGGCACCTGGGCCTTGTGGCGCCGCTGTTGGCTGGCGTCGCGTGTCTGTGGGTGCCCTCGGTGTGGGCGCGAGTCCGGCGGACGGTGAGGCGGGCCGGGCCATGGCTCGATAACGTGTTCGGTGTGCGGCCGGGGTGCGGCTGGCTCAACTTGTGGCTTGCGATCTACTGCGTCGCGAGTGTGACGCTGACCGCGATCATCCTCTGGCAAGTGTGCCGGTCGTAGGCAACCAACCAACCAAGGAAAGGATCATACTATGCGTAACGTTCAAAGTCATCCGATCAAGCCCTGGCGGCGGGCTGGCGTGCCCATTGCGGGACTGGAGACCGCGGATCCCGCCCGCACGATCTTGAATGCGGTTCGGGCCATGAATGGCAAGCTCGAATCTGTCCCGTTGATTCAATGGGATGTTGTTCGAGCATTTTCTGAGGTCACGGATCCGGCAAGCGGCCGGGCCTACAATGACGTTTCGGGCGATGCCGTCCGCGAGGTTGGCGGGAACGACGGGATCCCCCTGACTAATCCGACCGAAGCGCTTTCCGCCCTGGCGGCGAAAGCTCCGGCGGAGACCGTCTGCTTCATGCACAATGCGCAACGATTCATATCTGAGACGACCGTGATGCAGGCCGTCTGGAATTGCCGCGACGCCTTGAAAGGGCGCCATGCCTTGCTGGTTCTCCTCGGGCCAGCGTTGACACTGCCGCCGGAGCTGAAGCAAGACGTAATGGTCAGTAGTGAGGCGTTGCCAGACTCAGCGGAAATCTCAGAGATCGTGCAGAGCGTATGCAAGGATGCTGAGATTGCGCCACCGGCGGAGTTGGACAAGACGGCGGATGTGCTAACAGGGCTGTCAGCGTTCGCGGTCGAACAGGTTACCGCGGTTTCCGTGACGCGGGCAGGGCTCGACCCTGATAGCCTGTGGGCGCGCAAGGTCAAGATGATTGAGCAAACCCCAGGTTTGAGCGTCTGGCGCGGGGGTGAAACGTTCGCGGATATTGGCGGGCTAGACCGCCTGAAGCGTTATCTCACGTGCATTCTCACGTCTGGCAATACCAAGGTGGGCGCGCTGGGGTTTGTCGACGAGATTGAAAAGGGACTCGCGGGCGCCACCGACGGGGGCGGGGACTCCGGAGTCAGCAAAGACCAGTTGCAAGTGTTCCTGAAAGTCATGCAAGATTACGACATCCCGGGGATCCTACTTGTCGGCCATGCTGGCACGGGGAAAAGCCAAGTCGCGAAGGCAGCGGGCAATCTGGCAAACGTGCCGGTCGTAGCGTTCGATTGCGGAGCCATGAAAGCGGGCATAGTTGGCGACTCCGAAGCCCGAATCCGGGCAGCGATGGATATTTACATGAGCGTGAGCAACCGCCAGGGCATGATCCTTGCGACGTGCAACAAGATTACCAGTCTCCCGCCGGAGTTGAGGCGCCGTTATACAATGGGGACCTTCTTCTTTGACCTTCCGACGGCGGAGGAAAGGGCTACGATCTGGCCTATATGGATCAAGCGGTTCAGGTTGGACCCGCAGCAAGCCTTGCCTGAGTGCAACGGATGGACGGGGGCGGAAATCAGGGCATGCTGCGACGTGGCGTTTCGGGCCGGGCTGTCCCTGGTCGATGCCGCCGACAATGTTGTCCCGGTGTGCCAGTCTGCCCCGGAGGCCGTTGAGGCACTGCGCAAGCTCGCGCATAATCGGTTCCTCAGTGCCAGTCTGCCCGGGAAATACCGCTACAGTGCCGGTGAGGCCGTCGGGGCGGCGCCAGTAGGCCGGAAAATCACAACCCAGGATTAACTATGCCATGCGATAGCATTAGAACGATTAGCGTAGACCTTTCCAGCGTCGGGCGGATTAACCCGGATTTGATGCTGGCGGCGCTGAACGATCTGCACCTGGGCGCCTTTATCCGCAGTGTGGACAAGGGGCGAATTCATTTTGGCCGGGGAGAGTGGATTGACGTTGCCACCGGTCAAAGCCAGTTCGCGAGCAGTCGCGACGTAAACGAGATCAAACAGGCTTATGGCGCCGCTGTAGTGAGAGATACCGCGAGGCGCTTTGCGCGGTTTGGGTGGGTAACAAAACAGGTTGACCAGCCCGCTTGGGCAGTGAGGAGGGTGTCATGAGCGCGCCTATCTGTTTTGAAGTCCGCAAGCCTGGGGGCGATATTCTCCGGATCCAAGTATTGGAAGATGGCAGAATCCGGACCGATACGGGGATCATATCCGGACCGAATCACGCCAACGCTGAAGCGTTCTTGCGGGAACTGTCACGGCTGGCGGGCGGGACCACTGAGATCAAGCTTAAGGGCACGCATGCACACATACACGCGGCGCTAGAGGCGCACGCGTCGGACGGTCACACACACTAGGCGCCAACAGTGGCGCGCTACCTGCCCGGAGCCCTGAGGTAAGCTGCGGGCAGTAGGCGCGTCAGTGTTAAAACGACACTGGCCAAGTTCACACTTAACCAAAAGGATCAAATCCAATGCAGACAACACTCGTAAACATAGACGACCTCCGGAATAGCTACCTATTCCGGCTTTCAATCCACCGCTGGGGTAACTCAGCCAAGGCTACCAACGGGAACGCAGTGAGGGAATACATCCGACTCTTGAACCTGCCCGAAGGGGAGGATGAGAGCACGGATCCCGGGCAACCAGTTTCCAGCGTCCGGACGGCGGGCGCCGTTGACAAGTGCAAGCACACAGTCAGACTCATGGACAGTCAACCGATAGATTACGTCAATGATTTCTTGAACGAAATCAAAGACAAACTGTGTGGGAAGTATCGGGGGCGAATGCAGCCAAGCTTCATTCAGGAAGGGCTGTTCCGATGCCGGAAGGACATTGTCACGGAAGTTGAAGAGCTTCTGAAAGACGCCCTGGTTCAGCTCGAAACCAAGTACCGCCCGGCAATCGTGGCGGACTGGCAGAACGCCAAGCGGCGGGCGAAGGACACCCCCGTCAAGAAGGGCGGACTTGGGCCGTTGTACGTGGAGAGTAACTACCCTGGCGCAAGTGAAGCGGCCAGCAAGTTCTCCCTCGACTGGGAATACTTGGCAATCGGCGTGCCTGAGGATCTTCCCGCGGAGCTGCGGGCTGAGAAGGTCGCGGAGTTCGAACGCAAGCTAGTGAACGCGGCCGATCAGATGCGGGAAGCGTTGCGGGTGAGCTTCGCCGAGTTGGTTGATCATCTTGTGGAGCGCTTGACCGTGGAGGCGGGCGCCAAGCCCAAGATCTTCAAGGACACGCTTGTGGCGAACGTGGAAGACTTTATCGCGACGTTCAAGGACAAGAACCTGGGCGATGCCGAACTTGCGGCGCTGGTAGAGAAGGCGCAAAAGATCGTCAAGGACACCGACCCGGAAAAGCTGCGCAAGAACCTGAACGTGAGAGACCAGATCGCGAACAAGTTCCGCGAAGTTCAGACCGCCCTTGACGGTATGATCGTAGACCGCAAGTCCCGCAAGTTCGATTTGTCGGAAGACACCGAAGCCGCCCCAGCGGGCGAGGCTGTTGCAGCATAGGGACGATCCTCCCTTGGTTGCCAGACACACAAGCCCGGGAGACCGGCCCGGGCTTTCAGTCTGGCCACAAAGGCCAGTCAACGGAAAGGATCACTATGAGACGGAACACAAGCGAGAAACTCACGGCGGCACGTGCCGCAATCGTGCGGTGGGAGCGCAAGCTACGCTTCGCGGCGGGCAAGCTCCAACGGTACCGTGCCCAGGAAGCGCGCCTAGTGCGGCGCCAAGCGTCGGAGATTGCCGCGACGGTCAAGGGAGCGGCCGGAACGGCCGGGCGCAAGTTTGACCTCGGAACAGCCGAGGCGGACACCCCGAAAGTTTGAATCTTTTTTTGCCGGGCGCCGTCCGGGGGCGGATCGGCGGCGGCGGTACTTTAGCAACCCTTGAAACAATCAAATGAACTACCTGCTTAGAATTTTGAAGCGCGGCGCTGCTGCGGTGGTCCTGGGCGAGTACACCTTGATCACGTACAACGATGGCACAATGACAGTTCGGAAGTCTCCGGGCGGATTGATGGGGCCGACGGTAAAGATCACGCGCAAGGGCCTGAGGGAGATCCTTAACTGGATCGACATTAACGAGAACTTTTCATGAAGACCAACATTAGCGACGAAGAGTTTGCCAAACGCATCTATGACGCGGGTTTCTTTAGGTGCCCGCACAACCGCACCATTATCATAGGAGGAACCAATAACGACGACAAGGTTCTATGTCCTTGCGGTGGACTTCACTGGCGGATGAGATTGGAGCGGGCCAGTGCGGAAGAGTTTGTCAGCTACGAGAAAGGCAAAGCATTTAGGCGATAGGAAGAACAACACACAACAACACAATAGAAAGGATCCAAAACATCATGACAGCAAAAGTGGTATTGAGCAGAGACAAAGACTGCAAGGGCAGTGTCCGGTTCGCTACGGACGACGACAAACAGCCAGTAACGAATGTGTACGTGTCGCGAGCGCTCAAAGGCGTGAACGAGGCGACCACGATCACGGTCACGGTGGAAGTGCCGGAGCCACCGGCACAGAAGGCGAGCTAGTCAGTCTTGCGCCGATTGCCCTTGCTTCTTTGCCGTGCGGCTTGGCTCTTCTAGTGTCGGGAACCTCCGACGGGGCCATAGTGCGAGGCGGGAAGCGAGGGCACCGGGCGCCAGAGTGGCGCACACCCAATGCCAGAATATCACGAACACCATTACGGCCGCACCATTGATGCGAATTGCCTAGCTCCCTGGTGGCAGTCTGGGACATCGCAGGGATGGTGCAATGGTTGGGTGGACACACGCGGCAAGCGCTGGGACAAGAAAGCCAAGCGCTGGGTCCGCATCACGAGACGCAAACAAACAACCTGAAAGGATCAATACCATGTCACAACCCCAAACTCGAAAAGGTGTCCTCTTCATTGAGGACGACGCACGCGCTAAAGCGTTTCTTGCCTATCACAATCGCCTCGTCGCGCTTCAGCCGGTGGCAGGATACCCCCGGGTGTTCTGCTTCTGGTCGGATGCACAGAATTGGATCATGGCGGCGCACTTCTACGGGTATCCCGATGCCCGCGACAACGGGTACACCGTTGTCCTGCTATCGCAAGCCGAGTTCACCAAACTTGAGGCGGCGGAGTGGTTCAAGACGTTCGCCAATGCGCAAGGTAACGGCCCTTGTTTCTGTCAGTGGGTGAAGAGCGACCCTGAGAACAACTGAGATTTTGCTGCGCGAGGAAAGGATCCAATACCATGCCAAAAGAGATCGCCATAGTGTACGTGTTCCGCAGCGAAAGCACTCCGGACAAGTTTTATCAAACTCTCGTTTACGTAGACGGTACCACGTCTTGTGAGTGTCCCGGCTGGAAATTCAAAAGGAAAGTGACCGCGACCGGAGAGCGCACCTGCAAACACGTGAGGGACCACGAGGCCGGGCTTGCGGAGACGCACGCAACAAGAACGGTGCGCTACGCTGAGATCGTCAGTGTGGCGCCAGTGCGCCGCAACCTGCCGCGCCTTGCGGTGCCGGGCATGACACAACCGAATCTCAGCGCCCAGGCAGCCGGGCGGCGCCGCGTGTTCGATTTGAGGGAGGATTAAGTGACCATGCCCAAACACTTTAACATCATTGACGATCAGACGGAGGCTAAAGCGCTTCTAATACGTCACGACCAACTTACAGGTTTAGCGCCGCGTCCAGGGTCCCGCCGGGCATTCGTGATGTGGCGAGACCAGAAGTCCATCTATATTGGTATGCACTTCTGGGACATGGCCGACCCAGGCAGTAACGGCTATCAGGTCGTCATCCTTTCAAGAAAACATTACAGTGCCTCTGAAGCCATGCACGTCTTTCAGCACGTAACGGGCTACGATTCCGGAGTGCGACCACAACACTTTGCATGGGTGGATCCTGATCGACAAAACCGCAATTGAATCACCACATTCTGCGATAACTTATGATTAGACCGGACAAGTTCGCAATCTACCAGGAAGCCAACGCACTCTTTCAGGAGCTGCACGGCGACAAACCGTTGCTGCCTTACGGAGCGTGTCTCTACTGGGCACAAGTAACTCTGATGACGCTTACGCGCTTTGGCCTGTACCCCTGTCTCCAGGCAGGCAGTATGCTGTGGCGCATGGTGCCGGACGCTTTAGACGATGGGACAAGGGATACGCATTACGGTTTTGTGTGGTCTCCTGATTCAGCGCGAAGCCGGGCACAGATAGCGGAGGGCGGGATGCCGGAGATCCATATCTGGTGCGGTTTGGTGCAGACGCAGGAGATCGTTGATTTCTCAATCGGCGGTTTGATGGAGGGTGCGAAGCTGCGCGGCCTAAAGTGGCTGGCCGAGCCTCCGCCCCTTTATCTCTGGTGCCATACCAGCGCGGTACCGGAAGCGGCAAATTATGATCCGAACAGGGAAGCCACGCTGTTGGCCATGGAAAGCCTACTGAAAATGTCGAATGAGGAAACTGCATGCCGAGACGCTTACGCCATCTGAATGGCTGGCGTTGTGTGAACGGTCAAAAAAGGGCGAGGTCCGGCTGGTGGATTGGGCGATGGTCAACAACGCGGACCGACGAGTGAAATACTACGACCTGACAGAACCCAACATTGCCGAGGATGGAACACAGGAAATGCTATGAATAGAGGCGAATATCACAATTGGGACGGGCACTTTAAGTGGTGGACTATCGGGCCATTGACGATCGAAAAAAGGAAGTGGCACGGATGGTTTCTGCAATGGCAAGACGGTAAAAGACATTGTGTATGGAGGCAAAAATGAGACTGCCACCTGTTGTAGTAACGCGTCATGCCGCGCTCGTCGCATTGTTGCAGGAACGCGGTATCATCAAGGACGACTCTGTCTCGGTGATAGCACATGCGACGCCAGCAGACATTACAGGACGCGATGTAATCGGTGTTCTTCCCTTGGCGCTTGCGGCCTTGGCGCGCTCAGTCACCGAAATCCCATTGAACCTATCTCCTGAAATGAGGGGCAAGGAATTGGACTTGGACACGTTGCGCAGGATAGCTGGGCCAGCGGTCGCATATCGCGTAAAACGGTTGTGTGCCCTGTAAGCCAGACTTCAAGAGGACGTTGAACAATGAAAAGAACCCCACAGTACGAATTGGAAGGCGGCGGGATGGAGAACGTTTTCAACCTGAGGACCGAGGAGACCCAGGATGGGGAACGCTTGCGGCGTGAAGCTGAAGAGCGGGAGCGCGCCCGGGAGGAAGCCGCACAACGTTTAACCAAAGAACAACCATGTTTGCTATGAGCTTTGGGCGCATTCTAACGTGGCTTTGGTGGCAGGTAGTCATACTGCTGCTGGCGTACTTCGCATTGATTATTCTTAGCGCGGCTTACCAACACTGGAAAGCCAACCGCACGCTTAAACCCGCCCGGCGGTTCTCCGACTGGGCATTGAGAAGGATACTGAGGAAATGAACCCACTCGAAGAAGCATACATCCCCGAGTCCGAGTACGAACTTATCCGCGCCGATGTCGTAAAGAAATGGCGTGAAGGCGTACCTGAGTTTCGCAACGCTTTTCCTGGCGCGACCGACGAAACCATCGAACAACTGGTCCGTGAGTTCGTGGACCGCGAGCGCGACATGGAACAATGGCGCAACGAGACTTACCAAGTCGGCTTCCGGCGTCATCCGGAGGGCCTTGTGGTCCTCAGCATCAAACGCAACGACAGGGAACCCTGTAATGACTGGCGGGATTTTCAAGCGATCAAGAATCAACTGGTCGGGCCGGAGTGCGAAGCAGTGCAGTTGTACCCGGCGGAGTCCCGGTTGGTGGACTCAAGCAACCAGTATTGGCTCTGGTGTGTTTCGGATCCGGCATACCGTTTCCCGTTTGGGTTCACTGAACGGCTGGTCAACGACGGCAGTGTGACTGTAGGCAAATCAAAACAGAGGCCGATATGACGCCTCACTACGACTACATCGTCATCGACGCAGAGATTTGTTACGCCATGTTTGCGCATGACGCAGAAGAAAACCCGGATGCTTACCTTGCCAGCGACCAACCGGCTAGACTCCTCGAAAAAGCCATCTGCCAAGGTTACCGTTGGGTTCGGACCGAGGACAGCAAAGCGATCTGGGAAAAACAGAAGTAACTTTGTGCAGGGCACCCGGCTCTTGGCGGCTGGTACCCGCCACCGGGGCTTTGGTTTCCCCCGGGGATCCTGGCTGGGTGTCCTGCAATCTCTCAACCAGATTGATGTATTGACAGGCTGTTGGGTTCTGGTAGCATCGCGGTCGTGGCCACAGTTCTTGACGTCACACCCTACAAAGAATGCCCGCGTTGGGACCATTGCTCCGTGAATCATTGCCCGCTGGATCCCAGGCAAGGTGAACGATTGGCCGATACGGGCGACAAAGAACAAAAATGCACCTTGGCAAAAACGATACGGGCCAGAATCGGATCCCAGTACGCAGACGCTTTGCCACTCCTCGGATTAACCCCAAATGAAGCTGCTGCGCAGCGCAGATGGGCAAATCTTAGTGCGTCTCAGAGAGAAGCCATACGGAGTAGAGGTAGAGACGCCCTCGCGACCCTCCGTACCCAACAAGGGACTAAATGAACAAATCCAATCTTCCACCTGAAGTCCGCGCTTATTTCGTCCAGTGGGGCCGCAAAGGCGGCAAACGCGGCACCCGAGAACAGAAATCTAAAGCAGGCAAAGCAGGCATTCGCGCCATGCACAAAAAGCTGGCCGAAAAAGCAGGAGTTTTTCTGCCACCCCCCGAATCAGCACCAAACGACAGAAATACACAAGCAACAACATCAACACCAGTAACAACATCCAACAATAATCCGGCATGAACGACCAAAGCATGGGCAGTAGTGAGGCGCCCCTCGAAGTCCTCGCCCCATCAGCGGTTGAGGCAGTCACCCGCGCAGAGGTAGACATTTCCATCGCTACCGCACGCAAATACCCCCGCGAACTGGCCCGAGTAAAGGCCAAGATGATGAGCTTCGCCACTTTGGATGAAGAGACCGCAGAGTCCTGCTTCTACTCTCTGCCCAGAGGCGGGAAGTTAATCCAGGGACCAAGCGTCCGGCTGGCTGAGATTGCGGCATCGTGCTACGGCAATCTCCGGGCAGGTTCGCGTATCATTCAATCCGTGGTCAACGGTGAGAACCCGCACGTGGTTGTCCAGGCAATCGCTACCGACCTTGAGAACAACATCACGGTCAGCATGGAGAAACGGCGCCGTATCACAAAAAAGAAGAGCAAACTCGCCATCGACGAGGACGACATCAATCTTGCTACCAACGCTTGCAGTGCAATCGCCTTTCGCGACGCTATTTACAAGATCGTCCCGCTGGCCCTAATCAAGCCTGTGTTCGAACAGGCCAAAGCTGTGGCCATCGGAACGGCCAAATC